GATGGAAAGGGGTGCTGCTAATGTTGCTAAGCCTGGACAACTTATGGAGAACAATCCTTACAAACCCGGTTCAGAAGAGCATGCTTGGTACCAAGATCAGCAAAATAAAGGGGCTATTGATTGGGCAACTAAAAATGCGGGTAGTCTTATTGGTGGTGGGATGCCAATGGCTAAGCCCGGTTCATTAGGTATGGCAGGTGGACGTACAGTTATGCCCGGCGCTGTACCTCTTCGTGGTCCTGGTGGGACGTTTTTAAAACCAATGGCAGACGCACGGGGGATGCCAAATCCGTTTATACCAGAGGCGGCTGGTTATAAAATTCCAAAGCCCGGTGAAGTAGCTCCAACTACTGGGCCTTCAAATCCAATGTATACGCCTGAAACTGCGCCGGATATGGCTGCGGCAAAGAAGCTTTTGGAACGTAAACAAACTGATCAATTGAATGTCAATCCAGCGGATGTTGAGCGCTGGAAATCAACTATGCCACTTAATGTGACCAACCCTACACCGGAACCAACCCCTTCACCGGAAACAACACAGCTTATTAAAGCCCTTCTAGGGAAATAATGGCCGACCCCACAACCGATATGGTCAATGCGTTAAGTCCAGCTGATCAAGCTGCCATGCAGCCTGAGACTTTTGCCAATCCTCTTGTAAAAAAGAAGATTGATAATCTGGTTAAGATCATGTCCATACCGGGGCAGGCGCTTAGCAGTGAACAGCCTATGACTACGCAGGATATGCTTCAACCTGCTCGAGATATGACTGGGCAATTCGGTGCCATAGGCCTGCCAATGGCTAAGGCGGGTACGGCGGGTATCTTTGGCGGCAAATTGGCTCAAGGAGCTGATTTGAGGGCTCTTCAAGAAGCCAAACAAATGGCAGCAGGTGGAAAACTTCCTGGTCAGATTATGAATGACACGGGTTGGATGCGTACCCCTACTGACAATCAGTGGAAATTTGAGATTCCAGACAATAAGTCTGCTTTAAAATTTATGCCTCAAAATGAAGGTGATCTTGCTACAGGTAGTGTACAATCTTTGATGAGCCATCCTGAGCTTTTTAAGCATTACCCGCAGTTACAAGGTGCCAATATGAGCATCACGCGTCAGAGTGGGGATCCTAGTGGTTTGTGGGAAGGCCCCACACCTATGTCTGACAACCCTATTAACAGTTATACGGCTCATGTGGTGGCTCCTGATATGAGATCAGGGAGAAGTATAGCTTTGCACGAGCTGCAACATGGTGTGCAAGGCATCGAAGGGTTCTCTGCTGGAAATAATCCTGCTTATTATGCTGCTGAAATTGAAAAAGGTATGAGGAATCGACCTGAGCAATATCAGGGTTATGATTTTAATAAAATTGCAAGTCAGTCTGATGAACTTTATCGTAAGACAGCTGGAGAAGTTGAAGCTAGGAATGTGCAACATAGAGCTGGTTTCTCTCCATTACTGCGTCGTCAGCCTGAGGGCATGCCATGGGCAACACAAGATGTCCCTTATATTGATCAGTTTCATTATGATCCAACAATGGATACTTTGACTGCACTTCGGGATAAGCGATGAGAAAAGCTACATCAGTAGAGAAACTGACAATACCTGCACCGGATGTGCAGACAAAAATCGTTCCCGCACCTACTGATGGTTGGGATGCTATTTCTCCGCTCGCATCAATGGATCCAAAGCGGGCTCCAATTCTAAATAACTGGATACCACGCCCCGGTTGGGTTGAGTTGCGGCAAGGGTATGCACCGTGGGTGTTCTTGCCAGCTAATAATGTCGCTGTTGAGTCTTTGCTGGTCTACAGGGCACTTGGTGCTGAGCAAATGTTCGCGGCAGCCGGAAGTGTTATTTATAACGTTTCAAATTTTGGGGTAGCTACATCTGTCGTAACAGGATTGAATTCGGCACGTTGGCAATATGTTAATTTTACCCCAGCCCTTGGAACTACAGTTATTCAACTTGTTAATGGTGTAGATTCACTGCGACAGTACGATGGTACAACATGGACTACCCCTGCTATTACAGGGCTTCCTAATAGCTTAACTACGGCAGCCATTACTAATATCTGGGCTCAGAAGCGTCGTCTTTGGTACGTCTTAGGCAATGGTGCTGGCGGTGGTTCTACTGTTTGTGCCTTTATGCCGACAGACGCCATTACAGGGGCTATTGCGGGCACAATTGATATGGGTGCCAACTGGAGCAAGGGTGGTTACCTTCTTGCTGTGACTGATTGGACCATTGATGGTGGTAATGGCCCACAAGATTATATTTGTTTCATTTCAAATCGTGGTCAGATCAGTATCTTTAGCGGTACTGACCCAACCAGTGCGACTACATTTACCTTGGTTGGTACGTTTGACATATCACCGCCTGTTAGTGCTCGGTGCGCCACCAAGCTTGGCTCTGATGTCGGGCTGATTACCCAACAAGGCATCGTACCGCTGTCCCAAGCATTGCCGTTTGATCCAAGTGCTGAAAGAAGCGTTGCCATTACGGCTCGTATTCAGAATGCTATGGCGCAGGCAACTACGAATGGGATGGATAACTTTGGCTGGCAATTGCTAAGTTTTGCTCCTCAACAATTGCTTATTTTAAATGTTCCTCAAATGGAGAATACAGAACAAGTTCAATTTGTCTCAAATGCCCTGACAGGAGCATGGTGTCAATTTGTTGGGTGGAATGCTAATTGTTTCGAAGTTTATAATAACATCCTTTACTTCGGTGGAAATAAAGGAGACGTTGATCAGTGTTTCGTTGGTGGGTCTGATTTTGGTCAGCCTATTCTGGCGGACATGCAATGCGCCTATAATTACTTTGATTCTCCTGGTCGTCTTAAACGCATAACAATGGTTCAGCCCTTCTTGACAGCGGCTGAGACTATTACACCATTTATTTCTGTAGATGCTGATTTTGTGGTGCAGACACAGGCTGCTCCTGTGCAAGTTGTGCTTAGCGGTGCGTTGTGGGATACCGGAGTATGGGATGTCGATTTATGGTTTGGATCGATTGTCCAGACTACATCTTGGCTGAGTACGAATGCCATAGGCCATGCTTTGGCAATTCATTTAACTTCCAATATTTCTACAGGAGCGTCAGGTACTCCTGCTTTGTTTGATTTTTCATTCTTTGATCAGGCTGACTTTGATGTTGGGTCGACAGCGTTAGCTACTGTTCTTCAAGTCAATGCTTTCAATGCTCTTATTGAAATGGGAGGTTTCATCTAACATGCGTGGGTTATTGTTGGGTGCTGATGGATTTGTAGCTGCATGGGCTTTTCAGACTCATAATAGAATGCCCATTCACGTTGATAGAGCGTATGGAATAATTGAAAATGATCAGATTGTAGGTGCAGTATTATTCTCAAGCTACAATCACTGCAACGCAGAGCTATCTTGGTACGGAAGGAATTCAATTACCCGAGGAATTGTACGGGATTTGGCCAAGATAGCCCTTTATGAGTTGCGACTTGTACGATGTACAGTTATTGTACCGAAACGCCCTACATTTTTGCTTAAGAAGATGGAAAAGTACCATTTTCGGTTTGAGGGCATTCAGCGTAGATATTATGGGCCGACAGATAGTGCACGTCATACCGGATGCCGTTTTGTTGTGTTTAAAGAAGATATGTTGCGGTTAGCTGGTGAGAAGATAGAAAAGGTTGCCTAATGTTCCCCCAGAACGGCCCATCAACTTCCCTTCCTCAACATAATAACATGCTTGGAAATCAGCAATTTCAAGCGTCACCAATGTCTATGCCGCAACCAAATAGTACTGCGCCTGCATCGTCTACACCCATAGTGGCGCAAATGGTTAAGGCATTGAAAGGATCTTGAGATGGGTTCCGCGCCAACACCCCCAACACCTACGGATCCTAATGTTGTAGCGCAGGGGCAGCAGACGCTTAATACAAATGCTGCACAAGCGTCGCAGCAGGGTTCTATGGTGAACCAGTATAATCCTTATGGTTCATTGCAATATACACAGACCGGCACTTCTGCCAGCGGTACACCTATTTATTCCGCTAATGAAAGTTTATCTCCAACTCAGAACCAATTGCTTAATACTTTACAAGGAACCCAACAAACAGCCGGAACCCAGGCTAGTAATCTTCTGAGTGGTGCAAATTATGGTGCTCAATCTCCAGGTACCGCTATTGGCAATGCCACGACTGGTTTGACTGGAGCTGCTGTCAATCAACAGGTCGCCTATCTTCAACCGTATTTTAGTCAGCAAACATCTCAGTTGGATACGCAGCTTAGGAACCAAGGATTTGCACCGGGGCAGCCGGGTTACGATAATGCCATGCGAGGTCTTGAGAATAACCAGAACAATACGGTTACTGGTTTCATTTCTCAGATTGAGCCTCAGATGTATCAACAGGCAACTTCTAGTTATGAGTTGCCATTGCAAATGGCTACAACAGAAGCTGGATTTGGTGCACCGGCAAATGTTAACTCGAATCTGACACAGACACCGGGTCTTTCTGTTCAACCTGCTGATCTTACAGGCGCTACTGCAACTGCTGAACAGCAACAGCAAGCGTCGTACCAAGATCAGATGCAGCAATATACCGCTATGATGTCTGGTTTGATGGGCATCCCAACAGCTATTCTTGGTGGTTTAGCTACAGGTGGTTTGGGTGGTATAGGAGGGTTGAGTGGTCTTCTTGGGGCAGGTGGGCTTACAAGTGCTGGGGCGACATTGGGGAACATAGGCAATATGCCTGCAACAGGTTTTGGATCACCAAGTTTGGGCCAGTCAAATGCTTATGCGCTTTCTCAGGGAATTAATCCCTATTAAGAAAGGATACTAATATGGACCCGACACAACCTCCTGGTGGTGCTGCACCTCCTAACCCAAATGCTTCAGCTAATGCTCTAATCCTACAAGCTCTTTTGCAAGGTGGGGGAGCGGGTGGGGCTGCTGGAGCTAGTGGAGCTGCACCGCCATCAATGACACCGACTCCACCGCCAAATCCTGCTGGGATGCCGGGTGGATTGGCAGGAGCTGGTCCCGGTCAACAGCAAATGCAGATGCCAGGAATGGGTGCACAAGGAATGCCCCAACTTGGGACTGCTATGATGCAGCAACAGAATCCTGTCGCCGCTGCTCTAATGAGTCCAATTCCTGGGGGCCAATAAATGGACCAGAATGGCTCATTTGTCTCGCCCTACATGTCGCCGCAGACAGCTGCGGCGCAACGTGAGTATGCGAAGGCACTAATGACTGGATCTGGGGATAAAGGTCCCCAGTTCAAGAATGTACAAAGCTGGACCCAAGGCGTGAGTAACATGGTTAACGCCTTGATGGGCGGGAATGCCCTATATGGTGCAAATCAGGCGGATCAGGCTAGAATTACTCACGGTATGGGTCAGCCAGCTGGTACCCCATCGCAACCGTCTTTTGATGAAGGCCCATCGTCTGAGGGCCAAACAAAGTCAGACGATACGAGCACCCCTTCACCGGGACCTCGTGCAATGGGCGCTGGCGCTCCTGTAAGGACAGCTGGCCTCGATCCACGAGGCATGGAACCGTACATCCGTGAA